AACTTGTATTACCTGTAGAAGTATTATCTAATTCCAATAATCCAAATGTGCCAGTATTATCAAAAATAGTGGTATCCATCTTTGGATTAATTAATTGCAGACTTGTTCTGGACGTGAATGTGTCACTGTCTAAAAGATTGTGCCAAGACCCTGCATGAGACATAACTCCCTTACCAGTGCCGTGATTATGCGCAAACATCCCATGATAAGTGGCTGCACTTGGGAGAACACCAAAACCAGCAGCAGAATCAAAAACGTTGGCATAATATAATTTAGAAGCTGCACCAGTAGAATCTTTCAGATAAACGATATTATCTGGACTTAAAATAACTGCTTCGCCACTACTATCTGGAATCTGGAATGTTACATCAGAACCAGGATCTTTTGGAGCAATTGTAGTTGTATTTGTAGTGCCTTCAATGACAATACCAGAAGTATCGAAAGTAATCCCAGAACCTAATGTGCTGCTATCAGTTCCGAATGCCTGATACAGTTCAACAAAGTTCTGATTAATCTTAGTGCCAGCACTGCGAAGGGTATCTCCGGTGCCGTCATTAGCAGTTGTACCTGTAGATATATTCTGTCTGGTCATGTTTTACTACTCGTTAAAACCTATTCTAATTTATTTATAATGCTTTTCTAAGCGGAATCAACTCTGTTTGGATCATAATGAGTAAACAGATCCTCATCCATAGTCTGTAGAGACTGATCAGAGAACTTATCGCTGTCATTCGAAGAGAACGTTGGTGAATTAGTATCAAGAACATCAGCGATAGAAGTATACTCGCCTTTCTGTGCAGCAGTAAGTCCGCCAATAGAATCTTGATAGAATTCGATACTACGATCAGTGTAGAATCTAATTGTTTCATCACTATCAACACCAGTCGAGCTGGTGAATGCAGTAGATACTTCAGTTGCTGTTGCCTCAAGAGTCAGAGCGCCTTCAGTTAGAGTATCAGCAATTGAAAGAGGTGAAACTGCAGAGATATTTCCTGCTACTGTTTCAAATTGCGTTTCAGCAAAAAGAGCAAATCCTGCAATGTGATTATATCTTTTGTAAATGTCATTCCATTGAATTGTACTAAGAGGTGATTTAATCTGAATAGATAACACCTGCCAGAAACGAGAATCTTGAAGAAATTTAAGTGAGTCGGATCCAATCTGACTTTCGCCAACAGTAAACATCTGAGTCTTTGGATAAAATGCCTCCGCATCTACACCAAAGATATATCTAAAGAACGCAGGGATAGATACTTCAGTCCCCTTGGCTCTAGAAAACTGAGATACCAGCTTCAGTGTAAGTCTAGGTAGATCAAATCTATCAGCACCAAGACCATTAATTTTTTCAAAGAAAAGATAATCTAAGAAATCTTCATTCGTACTCTCATTATCTTTTGCAAAAAAGATATTATCCAGTCTATTACGACCAGCTGCTAGTTCTAAATAATCATAATATTTTTTAAGAAACGTAACTAATGTCGGATACTGCTCTAGAAAATGCTCAGGTAGCAAGGTATCAACTTGCGGCTGATTAAAGTTTATATCTCGACGATTACGATCTTCTAAGGTTACTGCAGCCATTAGTCAGTTACACCACTTACTGCATTTGCTGCATCAATATCATCAGTTGCTCTTACAACATTAAATCCAAGATCAATTACATGATTCCTTAATGGTTTAATATCAGCATCATTTGCTGGAGTGGCAATCACTCGAATGTAAGTATTACCTGAAGAAATTGAAGTCGGACTAAACCCTGTTAAATTAACAGTTCCTTTAGCCGCATCATAAGAGCCTATATTCGTAACCAAAATATTCTCATCAGTATCAATAATTTCTAAGATATTGCTAAAGTTATCTCCAATACGATTACGAATAGATGCAACCTTAGAGTCATATACAAAGTTATCGCTAGTAACGATTGGAGTTTCTTTATTCGGCAGAGCAAGTTTATTTAAGAAACTTAACTGATAGTCGGCAGAAACAAATCTTACTGAAGTTGCATCATATACAGGCGTAAATCTATTTTCCATGCGAACATCAATTGTAGAAGACAGAATCGCAGCATCCGATCCATCAATCGTCGAAAGAAGTTTAGACTTACGGAAAACGTCATTAAACTTTCCAAGATTAGATGCAAAGTAAGAAGCAATCGTTCTTTTAACTTTATCCTGAATACCTCTGCGAGTTAATGCTGTTACGCCTGACTCATATTTAATATTTGTTGTTAGATTGAGATATGTAAATGCTGGACTTACAATTTCTGTTTCAATCGAAGCAATCGAGAGGTTATCAGTAATCTCTGTAGCAATACGATCTTCAAGGGATGCTTTAAATGTAGCATCAATATCATCTTCATAGATAATAGAAACTAGCACTTTACCATATTTTGCAGGAATATTATCTTCTCCGCCCCAAGCATTCATCGACTTAATACCTGGGATTACATTAGAAATTACTGCAATATAATCATTTGGTGTGACCAATCTTCCCTGAGCAAGATAAGAAAGTGGAGCGTTAATACGAATACTCTCTACATTTTCTTTTTCTGCACCAAGAGTTGATTTAGAAACTGTTGTGACAATCGGAGTATATGATACATTATCAACACTTACTGTAGTTGATGGTGTAAAGACTGATGCTCCGTTCGCGACTTGACCGCTGGTTGAAAGATAAGTTGCTCGAATAATATTACCAACATCAGGAGCATCACCAGTAATCGTGCCATCGCCGAAGTTCAATTCATAAAATCCATTATAGGTTTCTAATGGCAAGAACAATCTGGTTTCTGCAGTAAATCCAACTAATTCTCCAGGAGAAAGATAGGACTGACCAACTGTATCTGCAGCGCTTTCAAACACTCTGACTTTTAAGGTTGAAAGGTCAAGTGTTGTATCTGGAATTACATAAATTTGTCTTTGTAATGTCTTATCGACCAAGAACGTCTTAACTTGCTCTGTTCCTTCTTTTACAGGAATCGCAAGATTACCGTCATCATCCTCAAATGTATAGATACCAAGAGCAGCAGCATCAATCTTTGCAGTATGCTCTTGCTGAGTTCTAAAGTAGTAAGTTACTTCATCCAGTTCTGCAGTAAATGTAAATCCAGCAGGAAGACGAATCTCTTCTGGTTTATTTGTTGCACCAGTTAAATTTAAAGATACGTTTAATAATGCTGTAGATGCTGACCTAGATCTAGGAACATATCCATAGTTCAGACCAAGGTTTACCAGAGAAGATCTAAGTTGAGCAGTCTGCAAGAATGTTTCATTTAGTGCAAAGTTACCGAGCAGCGCATTTTGATGTGTATTATATGCCAAAACATCAGCAATGACTGAAAGTCCAGAAGCATCAAAATCATAATCTTGAAACTCTGTTTGAGTTTTCATATATTCAAGGATCTTACCTCGAATAAATGCAAAGTCAAGCTGGGATGAATTAATTACTGTTGCCATGTCTTATCTTAACCTTGAGAATGCTGTTTGTATCTCTACTACTTCGTCTGTACTTACGACTCTAAATCTAACACTCACATTTAATGAGTTTCTATCAATTTCATCCAAAACTCTCACATCAAGTAGCTCTGCTCTTGGTTCAAAGTTTTCGATTGCCAGTCTTACATTTAATTCAATTTCATCAATAACATCAGGGGTAACTGGTTCAAATAATAAAGCACGAATGTTAGCGCCAAAGTAATAATTAAATGGTCTTTCTCCAAAATTAGTTTGGATTAAAGTCTTTACTGCTTGTTTTACCGCAGCAGCTTCAGTCTTTTTAAAAATATCCCCATTTGTCTTCTTGGCAAATGTCAGATCAATATCTGAATAAACCTGCTCTCTAGCAGATACAATACTTCGTACTGCTAAGTTAGCATCTTCAATAGAGAGTGATTTAGTTACTGCCATTCATAAATTCCTGTTTATTAGATATTTATACAGCCAACTCAGCGAGTCCGTCTTTCAGTGCGACATTGTAGTTGTATTCTGTTCGAATATTCCTACGAAACTCTCCAATATATTTATCAGTCACTTCAGGCATTGTGACAATAATTTGTGCAGTATAATCTACCTTGGGATCAACTGTATCAAAACTTAAAATTAATTCATCAAATAATGCTGTATCTTTCCAGTATGATGCAATATTAAATACTGCAGCAGGATCTAGATTTCCTTCTAGATTCCTAACTTCATAAACTACAGCACGACCTTTAGTTTGTAAATCAAGAATACTTCCAGAAGTTACTGTTTGATTTGTCTCAGGAGCATATAATCCTTCAGAAACAATTAAACTGTGTTTACCGAATCTTCCTGTATTATTCCTAACTCCATTCATCATCATAGATTGAAGATAAAAATACTTTGCGACTTCTTTGCGATCAGCAATTGTTGTTTTGCTGTTTAATGCGCTACCAGCAAATGTTGATAACGGAATGCCTCCACCAAGTTTAGTTCCATTCGTAATATCGGAAGCGAGAACAGGATTATATTGTTTTTCTGGAATAATCTTTTTAAACCTTAATCCATCAATATATCTAAGTTTGGGGATACTCGGATTACCATAAATTCGAGTACCATACTT